AAGACCTTGGTGGAGAATACTCAGGAAATGTTGAAGTGCCTGAAGGCATTGCTAATAGTATTGGAGACCGTGGAAGTAGAATATCGGTAGATGGAAACGATGTGTATTTTCATATAAGTGTTGAAAAAGACATAGGTGGAAACAATGTAATATTTTTGCCAAACATCGCTGTTGTAGGTAAAAACCAAGGATTGGGAACAAAGTTTATGAATGCGATGAAGAACTTTTCCGATAAAACATCTCAAGACATAGTTATTTACAAAGTAACAAACGATGATTTCTTTAGAAAATTTGATTGGCTAGAAGAGACGGAGTTGGGTGGTAGCTTTAAATATAAAGCAAAAAAAGGTAATGAATCATTAGGGTTAGGTCAGTTAGACGACATTTGGAAGAAGGCACACAAGAGCAACCCAGTAACAGATGGTGTATTAGGTCAGACTCTAGGGGCAACAGATGAAATCACAGAATTACAATCTGAGATAAAGCGCCTTAAAGGTTTAAGGGGAAAGGATATTACACAACGAACCATAGATGAACTCAGATGGGCAGAAGAAGAACTTTTAAAACTAAATCCGCTTGTTGCTCATCATAATATGAGTTCAGAAGCATTAAAAAAACATAGTGAATACGGTGGCGATATAGCAATGCCATCACTCGGAATATCTAAACCCGATGCTCCGTTTGGAGTTACAAGAGATACTACATTTGGAGAAATTGCGTTGTTAGGTGATAACAGTTTAATTGACCCTAAGAAGTCTAACACTTTTTCGTCAGACGCTTATACAGGACGCTCACCAAGAGAGATGGTAGTGTTTGATAAAGATGTAGAGAAGATTAAAGATGCTTTAGGTGCTGATACACTTAAATTCCATAATCGTGCCTTATATGATAAAGGTCTGCACGAACCTGAGTGGTTGGCAATAGATTTAAAAACACAAGAACTATTAGAAGCAAGAGGCTATAAGCCTGAAGATTACCCATCTTTCTTATCTATGAAAAGACAAGCAACTGAAGATTTAGGATATAAAGAGGTTTCCTACATAACTGTTGAAGCTACTAGAAATCCTGTGGAATTAGGGGAAATGAAAAGACTTATATTTCCTGAATCGGGCAGTAAGAAAGAGTTTACACCTAAAAGGGCTTTAACAGAGATGAGAAAGCAAGGCGGACACAAGAAAGGCTCAGAAAGAGAAATAGGAGACTCTGACTTCTTACATGACTCAAGAGCAAGAGCGATAACGTCTGAGAAATATCAAAGTCTTGATAAACTTGTAAGTGAAAGAAACAGGGTTCAAGAGCGAAGTCAATATACACACCTTGAAGACGGATTTAGTAATATGTTTGACAATACGGTCAAAAAAATTGAAGATGTTTTCAAAGCAAATCGTGGCTTAAAAACCAGTGAATATAAAGACGGAAACAAAACCCAAATAAACAACCTAAACAGGTTAGACACTCTCCAAGTAATTCAACAGGTCTTGCTTGGTGAAAAAATCCCTGATTTCATGCAACTAAACACATCTGATATAGTAAAAATCAAACAACTCGTTAAGCCGTTGGAGAAAATGGGTAGAGAAATGCCTACCGCTTATTTTGAGTCTAAGCCAAATAGAATTGTTAATATCGGTGAGTTTAAGACTGCCATTGTTCCAAAAGGCGACACAGCATCTATAAAGCGTTTAGAAAAGATGGGTATTGAAAACATCATAGAGTACAAAGACCAAGAGGGTTATCTTAGTGCGTTTAAAAAGAATCCTGAGTTGTTCTTCTCTAAGGCAATAATACCTACAAGCGGTCTATTAGGTGAAGACGCTATCAATGTTGAAGCAGAAGAAGAAGAGCCTGTTAAAGACGGCATCCTAAACAACGTCAAGTCATGGAAGCCTAACAATAAACTATCTCAATTCGTTAAGATGATGGAAAACGACCCACTAAGAGTGGGAAATACCAAGGTCACAGAATATGACGATGTAGGTCATAAAGCCAAAGGCTATGGCACTAAGTCAGGGTTACTTGCTCAAGATACAGAGGCAGAAGCATCTAAGGCGCTGAACTCACAATTAGTCAAGGCAAACAAAGCAGTTGACAGATTGGTTAAGATAGATTTAAATGAAGACCAAAGGAATGCTCTAGTATCATTAGTCTATAATGTAGGTGAAGGCGCATTTGCTAAATCTAATGCCCTAAAAGCGTTAAATAATGGTAATATAAAGACATTCTTGAAAGAAGCGTTCGACCCTAAGATAGGATTTGTCAAAGCAGGTGGTAAGATTAGCAATGGCTTAGTCCGTAGAAGAGCGAGAGAAAAGAGCATTTTCACAAAGGGCAACTATGGCAATTAATACATTNACAACGCTAAAATCAGCAATAGCNGACTTCTTAAACAGAGACGACTTAACATCGGCTATCGAGAACTTCATCGCATTGTCAGAAGCACAGATTAACAGAGATATTCGACATTGGAAGATGGAGACTAGAGCAAGTGGTCAACAGAGTGCTAGTGATGAATATTCACAGATTCCTGCTAATTGGATGGAGACTATTAGGTTTCACATCACAGACAACGGAACATCACCTCTTGAGTTAATATCAAGAGCAGCTATGGCAGACAAGAGAGCCTCTAATAATGATGCTATAGGAACACCAACACACTACACACACGCGGATGGTCAATTTCAGTTCTACCCAACACCATCAAGCGAGATAAACACAGAATTGCTTTACTACGCTAAGACAACTGCTCTTAGTTCAAGTAATGCTGATAATTGGCTTTTACTAGAAGCACCTGATGTGTACCTTTATGGCGCACTACTACATTCAGCACCGTATCTAGGAGAAGACGAGAGAATCGCAGTATGGGGTCAAATGTATTCGGCTTCTGTAATGAGATTAAACGAAGCATCTGAGATTGCTAGATTTAGTGGCTCAGGCTTAAAACTTAAAATCAGAGGACAAGGATAATGTCATTTACAAACTTTTTAGAAACAGAAATCTTAGACCATGTATTCGCAGGCGCGGCTTACACAGCACCAGGCACGCATTACTTGGCTTTATACACAGCAGCACCAGGTGAGACAGGTGGCGGTACGGAAGTATCAGGCACAGGTTACGTTCGTCAATCAGTAGCATTCACTACATCAGGCAACACAACTTCAAATAACGCAGCGGTTGAGTTTCCAACAGCAGGCGCTTCTTGGGGTACAGTAACTCACGTAGGTGTATTTGATGCTTCAACATCAGGCAACCTAATGGCTTACGCTGCACTTACAACATCTAAGACTATTGACTCAGGTGATGTGTTCCGTGTTCCTAATGCTGACCTAGATATAACGCTAGACTAAGATGCTATACGGAGCGTTTAAATACGGTCAAGCAGCATACTCAACAGCGGACCTTGAAGAAGGTGTAGTACCTATTACAATGACGAGTTCTGCTTCGGCAGATAGTCAAAGAGTAAGAGAGTCAGGTGCAATAGTGATGGGAGACTCATCTATTGTTACGGTAGGTGTAAAGGAAGTAAGTGCTTCAGCTAGTGTATCAATAAGTTCTTCTGCTTCTTGTGATGGTGCTAAGACTATGTCAAGTGGTGGCTCTATGTCATCAGCTTGTACAACTACAGGCGCTTGTGTAAGAGTTAAAGACACATCTTCTACAGTAAGCGTAAATGCTACATTCACTGCTACGGCATACTACACAGCAATAGGTGTATCTACTATTTCACCTGTAGCAAGTATCACGGCAACGTGTAATAGAGTGCAACATTCAGGCGCTTCGACAAGCATGACATCAGGAACTACCACAATCGGTAGAGAGAAGTGGGAATCGATAGCTGAAGGCTCAGAGTCATGGACAAACATTACACCATCATCAGATAGTTGGACGGAGATAGCAGCATGAGTTTAATACCATTACAATTACCCGCAGGTGTTTACAGAAACGGAACAGAGTTCGAATCATCTAACCGTTGGAGAGATACTCACCTTGTTAGATGGCAAGATGGTTCATTACGTCCTGTTGGTGGTTGGGTAAGTAGAAAAACATCAGCATTCGCAGCACCACCAAGAGGTATTGTTACTTGGGCAGATAATAGTGCTGATTCACACATTGCAGCAGGAACATACAACAAGCTATACTCATTAACTGAAGCTAGTCTTGTCAGTGATATAACACCTGTAGGATTAACTTCAGGAGACCAAAACGCTACAAAGAATCTATCGTATGGTGGAACATTCTATGGCACAGGATTCTTCGGAACTAAAAGACCAAACACAGGTGTATATGATGAAGCCACAACATGGTCACTAGACTCATGGGGTGAATACCTATTAGCATGTTCATCTAAAGATGGCAAGATATATGAATGGCAGTTAAACACATCAGTATTACCTACAGCATTAACTAACGCTCCTGTATCAAACGCTTCAATGCTTGTTACAGAAGAAAGATTTGTATTCGCATTAGCAGCAGGCGGAAACCCTAGAAAGGTTCAATGGTGTGATAGAGAAGACAATACTGATTGGACACCAAGCGCTACGAATGAGGCAGGTGACATGGAGTTGCAAACCACAGGACGTATCATGTGTGGAATACCTGTTAGAGGTAGAACGCTTATTTTGACTGATAACGATGCTCATATCGCAACATACTCAGGACCTCCTTATGTATATGGATTCGAGAGAGTTGGTACAGCATGTGGCATTGCATCACGAAAGGCATTAGTCTCTATTGATGAAGGCGCTTTTTGGATGGGGCATAGAGGGTTCTTTACTTTCGATGGTTCAGTTGCTAAAGAGATTAAATGTGATGTATTAGACTACGTGTTTGAAGACATTAACTACGACCAAATTACTAAGGTGTCTGCGGTTAATAACACTCAACACGGTGAGATATGGTGGTTTTATCCTTCAGGCTCATCAATTGAGAACGATAGATACATCTCGTTAGATTACAAAGAGGGTGTTTGGTCATTTGGAGAGATTGATAGAACTGCTTGTGTTGATAGAGGTGTATTCAGTACGCCTATATGGGCAGATTCAAGTGGAAACCTATACAACCATGAAACGGGTAGTGTTCACGGAACATTGAAGCCTTATGCTGAATCAGGACCTATTAGCTTAGGCAACGGTGACGGTGTAATGAAGGTATCACAACTTATCCCTGATGAAAAGACTCAAGGTGAGGTTAATGTTACGTTTAAGACACGTTTCCATCCTAATGACACAGAGCGTACATACGGACCATATTCAACAGGCAACCCAACATCATTAAGATTTACAGGTCGTCAGATTAGATTAAGAGTTGAAGGCACAGGAACAGATGATTGGCGTTCAGGTGTAATGAGAATTGAAGCAAGGGCAGGCGGTAAGCGATGATACAACCTCCTGCGCCACTAGGAACTGATTGGAAAGCGTGGGGCGAAAGGCTTAACTCATTTTTATCAACTACTAGAGATAAATTAAGAAGCCTTACAAGCGGTGAATCAGCATCAGACGATGGTATCTTGATGTGGGATAGAACTGATAAGAACCCTGTAGTGTCTATTGATGGAGAATGGATTCCACTAGGTTTAGGCGGTGGAACTAATAGTGGCTCTCATGCTTACGTTTATAGTACAACAAGTCAAACTGCAAGTGTTATAAATACTGCTTATGGCATTACTTGGAATAATATAGGCGCTAATAACAATATCTCTATTAATGGTAGCGACTCAACAAGAATTGATTTTGCTAAAGGCGGAACATTTTATATAAACTTTCATGCAACATTAGCATCTTCAAATGCTTCTACAAAGACAGTGTATTTCTTCCCTAAGATAAACGGTACAACTCAAGAGCATTCAACTATTATTACTACACTTCACGAGAATGGTCAGAAGAAAGTTGCATCAAGAAACGGATTATTTACAGTAAGCGCAGGTGATTATTTGCAAGCAATGTGGGCGACTGATGATGTGGCAGCATGGTTAGAGAATAATACCGCAACATCATTTGCACCATCTACACCGAGCGTTACTCTATCAATAGTTGAGGTAACAACGTGAATGTACAAGAAGAATTAATAAGATGTAAGGAGTGGATACAGTCTGCTTTAGACAAGGGTGGAAACACACATGACTTTATTGATGTGGTTGAAGGTGTTCTAAAAGGAAGTATGCAACTTTGGAGCGGTGAAAAAGGCTGTGCGGTAACAGAGATAGTAGTGTATCCTAAGAAGAAAGTCCTACACGTCTTTTTGGCAGGTGGGAAACTTGAACAGATTACAGATATGCACGCAGATGCGGTAAAATGGGCTAAGACCCAAGGATGCCAAGGAATGACCATAGCAGGTCGTCCAGGGTGGAAAAAGATTTTAGACAAATACGGTTGGAAAGAACAACTCGTTATTTTAGGAAAGGAGTTTTAGTATGAGTGGTGGTGGAAAGGGCGGAAGCTCATCAAGTGTTGCAGAAATCCCTAAGTGGATGGAAGAACCTGCAATTAGAAACATTGCGAGAGCAGAAGATATTCAACGTATGGGCTACATGCCTTGGTATGGTCCTGATGTAGCAGCATATAATCCAACACAACAAGCAGCAGCTCAAGCTAATATTGGAGCAGCAGAAGCATTTGGACTTGTACAGCCTGACACACTGACGGCTTATCAAGGTATGCCTCAAGCACAAACCTTTGCAGGTGGTGTTCAAGGGTATTCTTCAGCGCCTATGTTTGAACAAGGCATTGAAACTCTAAGACAGAAGCAACCTGGCACGATGGCACAATATGATGCCTTATTCGGTGCAGGTACTCAACCTGGTGGTGGCGGTACTATCACAGGTCCTTCATTTACAGAACAAGTTAATTCAGGTAATTTCAGCTCTTACTCTGATTACAATCCTAGCACGGGTCTATACGATAATCAAATTTCAGATGGTGGCGATATTAGCTCTTATGTTATGGATGATGGCTCTATCAACTGGGGTGCTACAGGAAACGCTGACTACGGAACTGTAGATGGTGTTGGTGTTACTAATCCTGACGGTGCATATGGTTATGGCACTTCAGGTGGTTCAGGTCCTGACCTTAGTGGCGCTGTTGGTTCTGACGGTGGCATCGATTGGAACTCAGTAGGCAACCCTGATTACGGTATGGTCGATGGCGTTGGTGTTACTAATCCTGACGGTGCTTATGGATATGGTGGCGACTCAGGTGGTGGCATGTCTAACGGTGGCGACCTTGGTGGTTCTGTTGGTTCTGACGGTAGTGTTGATTTTGGCGGTAATGATTATGGTACTGTTGACGGTGTTGGCGTTGAGAATCCTGATAGCGGTGGTTCATCAGGCGGTGGCAGTAGCAG